CTTTATTCATAAAAAGAAATGAAAGCAATACTTCAACTATTCCTAGATTTCGGAAATGACTGTGATCTAGATGTAAACAACCATTTACTATTCTATGATGCAGATGATAATATCATTCATATTGAGCATTCAGGAGAGTTGATGATTGAGGACTATTTTGATGGCACTATTCAAGGCACTAAGGATAACGTTCAGGTGCTAGATGGCAGAGAGACAGTTGCTATATTATTTGATGGAGATTATTCACTGGCTTTAGAAACAATTATCGAAAATGGATAAGAAGAAAGATGATTTGGTCATATTCACGATGTTATTATGGTCAGCCGTTTTATTAATTATTGCATTTATTTTGATTTAAGATATTATTTTTATAACTTTAAACAATGTCCACATTTATTAACCAAAAACACATAGCGTATAGCCTGATGGGAGTGGACACCTTGAGGGCATACGCTTTTTTATTATGAGTGATTTAGAATTACACCAAAAGAAATTGCCAACCTTACAGGAACTATATAGCGATCCTGAAGGTCTGGTAAAAACAGATGCCTTGCAGGTTATCTTAAATGGGCAACCTCCTGTATCGTGGATTAAAACACATCCTTTTATTAAAGGCTATAAGTATCTGCCTATTGATAAAGTAGAATATTTACTAAAGCGCATTTTTAAGAATTACAGAATAGAGGTCTTGCGTGAGGGTAGCTCATTTAACGGCGTTTATGTAGTGGTGCGCGTTCATTATCTTAATCCAATTTCTGGTCTTTGGGATTTTCACGATGGTATCGGAGCTGCACAATTACAGACTGCCTCTGGTAAGTCTGCGGCTGATCTAGCGAACATTAACAATGGCGCTTTGTCAATGGCTTACCCATTAGCTAAAACAGTAGCCATAAAGGATGCTTGTGATCATTTTGGTACTACGTTTGGAAGCGATTTAAACCGCAAAGATACATTGGCATTTACCTCAGATGATAAATTGCACATGGTTGCTCAAAACAAAGAAGAGGACCGGATGCAAAAGCTAATAGAAAAGGCACAAGACAGGGAAACTCTGGAAACATTAAAAACACATTTAACTGAAAACTTACAAAATCAATTTGATACAAAATGGAAGTCTTTAAAATAAGAGCATCATCAGCCGGTAAAATATCAGGCATAAAAGGACTTGGCGAAACAGGTAAAAGCTACTGTAAGCAATGGCTAAAAGAAACGCTATATAAAAGGCGTACAGAAATCAAATCTAAATACATTGATAAAGGCAATAGACTAGAGGAGGAGGGATTTACGCTAATGGCTTTGCAGTTAGATTTAGGCATGGTTTACAAGAATGATAAATACTATCAGGATGACTATTTCTGTGGCACTCCAGATCTAATTCATAATGGAGTTGTTTACGATAATAAATGCTCCTGGTCATTAGATACATTTCCAATGTTTGAAACAGAAATACCAAATTCAGACTATTTTAATCAGTTGCAAGTATATATGCATTTGACTGGATGCCGTAAAGCCTCTTTGTGTTACACTTTAATAGATGCAGACTATGATTTAGTCAGTCAAGCATTAAAATGGATTACAGAGCCTAAAAAGATATACAGTACGATTGCTAATATGATTTATACAAAAGAAGGGTATAAGGTATATTATGAGGAGTTTTGTGATGGATTTGAAGGCAATTTTATTGAGATACCAGAATCAGATCGGATTAAAACCTTTGAGTTTGACTATGATGCACAAGTAATCGAAAAGCTACAAGCTAGAGTGATTGAATGCAGGGAGTATATAAATACACTAATTAAGTAAAATTATGACACCAAAAGAAAAAGCAAAATATTTAATTAGTATAAATTCGTTGGCTATACTTAGTGAAATAGGTAATAAATTAACTATGGTCGAAATTAAAGAGATAGCTATACAATGCACTATAATAGCAATAGATGAAATAGTTAAACATACTAATTATGCTGATGAATGGTATTGGGAAGAAGTTAGAAAAGAAATAAAATAAATAAAGTTTTCTAAATGAAAACTAAGAAACTATGAAAAAATATTTAAAAATACCAGACAAAAAGCGAATTGCTTTGACTCTAGAAATGATTGTTGGCAGAGGAGTAACTCCTGCTGATGCAAGTAAGTATTTAAATCTATCTATGCCTAGCGTTTGCGGTTGGATGACATCCTACTGGTTTTATCAAAAGCCTATAAATCCAATAGTTTTAATATTAAAAAGCGATGTTTAATCATTTATTCCACAAGATAATTTTAGATTATATTAGATGCAAGTCACTTGCTAAATATAAAATAGAAGATATTTGCAATGCTTTAAAAAATTATTATGGCTAAAAAACATATAAAAACGGATGGGCATGGCTCGGCTCAGGAATTGGGCAAAGTTCAAGAATACAAAGTCAAACCAAAAAAGTATAAATCAGACATTATCGAAAACTATTTAAAAGCTAGAGATCAATTATTCTGGTTAGAAGGTACACCAGAAGAAAGATTAGAAATTGAGCAGCGATGGAACAAATAAAAAGAGATCCTATGGAAATGTACCATAGCCGTAAAACTGCAAAAGTAGTAAAACCAACTACAATACGTACTGAATGGCAAGAGCAACTGGCGTTCTGTAAATGGTTAAAAATGCAATACCCAGATGTGCGCTTTAGATCGGACATTCAATCAGCCGGGAAGCTGACACCTGCAATGCAGAATATTAAGTTAATAATAGATCCGTTTAGAGGTTTTCCAGACATTACCATTTATTTAAAGCGAGGCAAATTTTGCGGTCTTATGATTGAAATGAAGCGAATAAACTCTGGTCTTTATCTTAAAGATGGTAGCTTGTCTAATTCAAAGCACGTACAAGAGCAGCGTAAAATGCATGAGTTTTTACGCGATAATGCATGGAAAGTTGAGTTTGCAGAGGGAATGGATGGGGCAATAGATTTATTTGAAAATTATTTGTTATATTAGCTTTAGAATTTAATCCCATTGTATTTGATTAGGGACTTATACAGATGGAAATTATTAATTATATATCTGAGTGGCATCCCTAATGCTTCCAGATTTTCTTAAATTATGGACATTTCTTGTCAAAAATGCGGACTTGTTGGCGACTATAATCAGCAACAATCCGGTCCTCACAAAAGCGCCTACTGTAATGGATGCGGAAGCTACATTAAACATTTACCACAGGGCAAACCAATTACTTTATATTTCGGCAAATACAAAGACCGGGAACTATCAACTCTTCAATCAGATGAAGAATTAAAGTATCTTATCTGGTTATCTCAGGCTCCAGGACTAAAGCCTAAATTAAAAACTGCCATTGATGCTCATATTAAGAAATCATGACAGATCCAACTATTTCATACTTCAACAATATAGCACATACCAAAAAAGGTATGAGTTTGACATTTTCGGACTTTTTAGAAAAGATCAAAGATGGTTTTTGGCAAGATCAGGTTTTAAAATATAGGAATGAAAAGACACAAGAGAGCAAAAAAGCATTGCCTTATGTCACTATTTCTGGACTATTTAAGGAACGTAATTCAAGCCTATTAACTCAGCATTCAGGTTTTATTGCCATCGATATCGATGGATTAAAAGACATAAATATTGTGCGCGAACAGATATGCTGCGATAATAATTTCTATGCAACATTTGTATCATGCGGTGGTTCTGGTCTTTGTGCCATAGCTAAAATTAATCCTAAGCTACATTTAGAGAGTTTTAACTACCTAAGCAAATATCTGTATACAAAATACAATATTATAGAAGTAGACGAAAAATGCAAGGATGTAAGCCGGGCAAGATTTGTTAGCTATGATCCTGATTTATACATCAACAAGGATGCAATAGAGGTGCAAGTAAAAGCCTATGCAAAAGATAAAAAAGAGCCTACAAGCTATGTATTTGTTGAGTCAGAATTTACTAATGTTATTCAAAATATTATAGATCAAAAAGTAGATGTAACTTCTGATTATGGGGACTGGATAAATATTGGATTTGCTTTAGCCGGTAAGTTTGGCGAAAATGGCAGGTCTTATTTTCATGCTTTAAGTTCATTAAATGCTGATTATAATCAGAATAAAACAGACCAGAAGTATAGTCATTTAATCCGTACTAAAAAGAATCCCACAGTACCAATTGATTTTATATATAACCTGGCTAAAAAGGAAAATATTAAAGTTGAGGCAATAGATGAAAAAAACATAATTAATCAGCTAAAGCTATTTATTCAGAAAAATTACAATATGAAGCGCAATGAAATAAGCCGAAATATTGAAATTGATGGTAAGCCTATAACTGATATTGATCTAAATTCAATCTTTATTAACTGCAAAACTTTTATAGATAAGGCAAATAAGGAACTTGTAAAAAGCGTAATATTTTCAGATTTTACTAAAACGTATAATCCGTTTCATGTTTTCTTGCTTACAAATATTAAAATTAAAGGCACAGGCAATATAGATAAACTGATTAGTACCATTACAACCGATACCCAAAATCATGATCTGTTTATAAAGAAATGGCTCACATCCTTAATGGCGTCAATCAATGGTAAACATTCTCCTTTGGTACTGGTATTAGTTGGAGGTCAGAATACAGGTAAAACCGAATGGTTTAGGCGTTTACTGCCAGATGAGTTAAAGTCTTATTATGCTGAAGATAAGCTAGATCAAGGCAAAGATTCGGACATCCTAATGACAAAGAAGCTAATCATTATGGATGATGAAATGGGCGGTAAATCTAAAGCCGAAGCTAAAATGCTTAATCGGTTAACATCTAGCCAGACATTTTCAATACGTGAGCCTTATGGCGTTGTTTCCGTTGATTTAAACCGATTAGCTATGCTTTGCGGTACAACTAATATCGAAGGACTTTTAAGCGATCCTACTGGCAATAGGCGAATATTGCCAGTCAAGGTGCTAAGCATTGATCATCAGCTTTATAATTCAATAGATAAAAAGGCTTTATTTATGGAAATGTATCATCTATATAATTCTGGCTATAATCATAATTTATCCGGTGATGACATACAAATACTTAATGCAAGTACCGATGAATTTAAAGCAGTATCTCAAGAAGAGGACATGATTTTAAAGTATTTTGAAATACCTACCAATGTAAATGAATCTGAGTTTTTCTCATCTACTGAAATTTTAAGCTACATTAAAGTTAGATCACAGATTACGCTATCGCCAGTCATGATAGGTCTACGTATGAAGTCTATTGGCTTTAATAGGCGAATGAAAAAGGTAAACAACATCCCTGTCTATGTTTGGGAGGTAAGTACAATAAACACTAACCATGTGCATAATAATAGCTATCAGAACGATGTTTTTTAAGTAGTAAGGTAGTAAGGTAGATGATTTTATTAAACAACCTTACTATCTGCCTTTAAATATGAATAAAGCCATAAAAGTAGTAAGGTAGTAAGGTAGTAACTATATTTTATATAATATATGAAGTGATAATATGTGTACATATATATTTACAGAGGGTTTACAAAATTACATTTTCTAGTTACTACCTTACTACCTATTGCGTTTATATAGCTTTAAAGGCACTTTTTACAAATTCAACCCTACTACCTTTTGCTAAAAGTAGTAAGGTTAGGACTAAAAAATGGATAAAAAAAGGCTAAAATCCTTACATTATGTTAAATAGAATAAAAAAATAACTAATTATCAGGAATGGCAATGACAGTTGCAGAGAAAAGTATGGCAATGAGTTACATACTCAGTCAATTATTAATAGAGAATTTAGAAATTGTTTGTCTTGAGGTAAAGGGCAAACCAGAGTTTGGAAAACTAAACGACAAGCTAATGAAGTTAAAGGGTGCATCTAAAAATGCCTTCAGGATATTAGAAAAAAATACAGAGCAGTTAGAAGAGTTAAAAAGTGAAATAGATGAATTATTAGGGACATTATGGGATTAAAGAGTATTCTATTAATTTAATACCTTTGCTTTTGAATAATCAAATTATTTCAAAATGGAAACAAGAGGCGGATCAAGAGAAAATGCAGGTAGAAAACCTAAATCTGAAGAGTTAGCATTAATTGCAAGATTATCTCCAATGGATGATTTAGCGTTAAAATTATTAAATGATAAGTTAGAGGATGGAGATATGTCAGCACTTAAAATGTTTATGGAATATCGTTGGAGCAAACCAAAGCAAGAGGTTTCGGTTGATGGGGATTTAAACTTTAGAGTACCTGCTCCAAATGTTTACAATACTGCGCCTCCTTTGTCACATAGTGAGAACGAGATAGATGTTTGATTGCAGTCCAGTATTTTATGAGAATTATGGGGCTAAAGAAAAAGTCCTAATAAATCAGGGAGGTACTGCCTCAAGTAAAACCTATTCAATCATGCAACTGCTATTTTATAACGCAGTTAATGAGTCTAGGTCAGTTATAACTGTTGCAGGAGAATCTTTACCTAACTTGCGTAAAGGTGCATACAGAGATGCTGAAAATATCTTTGCAGATAACAAATACTTACAATCTCAACTAAAATTCTGGAATAAGACAGAACGCATTATTTACTTTAAGAACGGTTCTTTGATTGAGTTTGTTTCATTCGAGAATGAGCAGTCTGCAAAGAATGGTAAGCGTGACTATTTATTTGTGAATGAGGCTAATGGTATAAGTTACCAGATATATTGGCAGTTAGCAATCAGGACAAAGAATAAAATATACATAGATTACAATCCAACTAACGAGTTCTGGGCGCATACTAAGCTAATTGGTCAGCCAGATACAAAGCTGATCATATCAGACCATCGGCATAATCCATTCTTATCAGATGAAGACCATCAAAGAATAGAAGCGATAAAGGAATTAGATAAGGAGTTATGGAATGTATATGCTAGAGGTTTAACAGGCAAGATTGAAGGCGTTATCTTTAGGAACTGGGCAATATGTGAGGCAATACCAGAAGATGCCGAGTTAATAAGTTACGGCATTGACTTTGGTTTTACCAATGATCCTACAGGGATTATAGAAGTTTATAAATCAGAAGGCGAGTTGTGGGTAAATGAGATGTGCTATGAAACCAGACTAACCAATATGGATATTTGCCAAAAGCTAAGAGATTTTAAGGTAAGCCCAGAGCAGGAAATAATAGCAGATAGTGCAGAGCCAAAGTCTATACAAGAGATTTATGCTGAAGGTTTTAACATTCATGGAGCAATTAAAGGACCAGACTCCATTAAGCAAGGCATAGACATTCTTAAAAGATTTAAGATAAATGTTACGGCAAATAGCCATAATCTAAAAAAG